ACAGATCTTCCCGATGCTTCTACTCACCATGGCATGTTTGCACATGTCCATAATGAAGCACATGGTTACTTTGCACACTCTGGTGCATGGACACAACTTCTAGACACTGGATCATCTGTTGGTGATCTGGATGACGTTGATCTCACAGTTGGCGGTGGTCCTGCTGATGGTCAAGTCCTGAAGTGGAATAATACAACCAGTAAGTGGGAGCCTGCTAACGACCTTAATGAAGGTAGTGGAGGTAGTGGCACCACTCAAAATCTGTTTGAAACTATTCAAGCGGATAGTGGTCAGACTACAGCATCTGCTGCTACAGATATTCTGACAATTGCTGGTGGCACAAATATCTCTACTTCAATCACTGGAGATACAGTCACTATTGAAATGACTGGCACTCTGGGAGACCCAGATCAAAATCTTTTCTCAACAATTGGATCTGATAGTGGAAGTAAATCTGCGAATAGCACTGCTACTACTATTAACTTCGTTGGTGGCACTGGAATTAGCACTGCTATTAACGGCGATAACCTCACTATCACAAACGATTCCCCCAATGTAACCCAAGAGGTTTACAGGACTGTTGCTGGTGACACTGGTAGCACTACTGCTGCTTTGGCAACATCCACCCTAACGATTACAGGTGGCACTGGTGTTAGCACCGCTGCTACGAGTAATACATTGACAGTCAATCTAGACTCACCTTTACCAACTGCTACTGATAATGATACTCTCATCTATGATGAAGACGCTTCACAGTGGGTTGTTGCTGAGTCTGCTGCTGTTGGTTTTAGAATTAGTGCTATTGGATCGACAGCATATACTTTTGAAGGTGGTGGAGTTGATTCCAATACCAATAATCCTACAATTTATGTTTACAGAGGATTTACTTATAGATTTAACAACACCTCTGGGGGATCGCATCCATTTGCACTGAGGCAGACAAATGGTGGATCTGCAGTAACTACAGGTGTGTCTGGAGCACAGGATGGTGTGCAATATTGGACAGTGCCAATGGCATTGAGTGCTGGCACGACATATGTGTATCAATGCACAATTCACTCTGGAATGGTCGGTAACATCGTAGTGGTCTAATAGATGGCAAGAACAGTCCCTGGATCTGGTGCATCAATTACCCCTGTCTTCAATAGTATATTTGGAGTCAGGGAAGTTTATGTTGTCAATGGAGGATCTGGGTATGACCCCAATGATCCACCAAGACTTCGTATTACTAATGCAGGCACTCCTATTCGGGAAGCTGTGCTTAGAGCAGTTATTGAAGGTGAAGAAGGATCAATTACTGCTGTAGAGATTCTAGATCCAGGTGAAGGATATGATCCCCTGAGATTAGAGATCACCGACGAAGATTCTAATGGTTTTGCTACAGGCAATATCTTCCTTAAGGATGATGGATCTGGAGCAATTGATTTTATTCAAATGACCGTCCCTGGTGATGGTTATTTCAATGCAACTGCAGAGATTAAAGGCGGTGGTGGATCTGGATCTGAATTGGTCCCAGTCACTGGTTTGATCACTGGTCTGACTATTGAAAACCAAGGTCAGAATTATACAGAAGAAGATGTCAATATCGTTATTTCTGGTGGCGGTGGTCAGGGTGCTACTGGTGTTGCGGCAGTCAATAGATTCGGTCGTGTTACCAGTGTCCAGTTAACAAATCAAGGTGAATTTTTTGAGACACCTCCACTAATTCAGATTATTGGTGGTGGTGGATCTGGTGCTACTGCAGAAGCATTTATTGATCTTGGTGTCATCACAAATATTGATCTACTGTCTGGTGGTGGTGGATATGTTAATGAACCTCAAGTTATTTTTACAAGAGACACAGATTTAATCAGAGAGGCTAGAAATAGACAGTCTCTAAACTCTGTCATTTATAATTTAACAGGACTCCTAAACAATCTTAGTCCCAACGCAACGACAATTAACGTTGAGACTACGAATGCATTCCCAGGATCAGGAAAACTTCTCATTGGTAGAGAAGTAGTCAGATATACAGGTAAGACTGCAACATCATTTACTGGAGTAGACAGAGGCACTAACTTTAGATTTGACCAAAAAGTCATCCTTGATCAACTGCAGGATAACCCCGATACAGGTCTTACTAACTATACATTCCAGGTTACTGACAAAGTTAGACGTGTTGTAGAAAACTCCAACAACCGAGTTGCAGTTGTTTATGACTGGATTCCAGAAGAAAGAGCACTCTATGTAACTTTCGAGATTGACGAGCTGGCATTTATTGATGCTGGTAGATCAGGTGAGAAAGCAAAGATTGTAGCATTTGTTGCTGGATCTGCTGCGTCATCAGCAACTGGTCAAGAACCACACACTTTGGTGGAATCTGAAGGTGATGATATCGTTGCATTTACAAATCCACTGTCTTTGATTCTTAACCGTAGATTTGAAGATGACGATGAGTCATATACCGATGAGAATGATGTTGTCCAATATGGCGATGGCATTCCCGACCTGATCAATACGGATACTGAGTTTGAAAATGCTGTTAATTTGGATGGTGGTATTGCATCATCTAAGTATGGTATTGAGGAAACTATTGGTGGTCAAAACACCACGCTCTTCCAAATTGGTGATCAAGTATATGATGGCAGCCCAAATCAGTTAGTGGCAACAATACAAACAGCAGGTCAACTTGGGGATGGTGATGAGCATCAATCCACAGGAACTATTGTTATTGAATATATCAATCAACTTATTAGTTTCCAACCAGGAGAGACTTGTCAAGGATTGAATAGTGGCGTTTCTGCAACTATCAATGCTGTTACTACAGGTCCAAAGACAGGACAATACACTCTGTCAATTTCAGACATCGTTGAAAACGATCCTACATATAAGTGGGAGATTGATGAAACCTTGCAGGGCAATCTTAGCTCAGCAACGGCAACAATTAAATCTGTTGAATACACAACGTTTGTCAGAAACGAAGACGAATAAGTCCCATAAATAAAAAGAAGGCAATTTCCTTAAAATGGCGCTACTTACCGACCAGTTTAGAATCTTTACTGCCGAAAGGTTTAGAAAGTCTTTGGAGGGTCCCGACCCTACTCAGTCTGACCTTGATGCTGGCAACGATAGAGATCGACTGTATGTTTTCATTGGTCGTCCTCAACCATGGGACAATGAGAATGCTCCCCCAGACCCCGTGGATTCATTCCAGGAGTTTGCGGATGACTATTCCGATATGATCTCCATGAAGAGGGTGCTGGCGAATGATACTATTCAGGTTATTAGACGCACCGACTGGATTCCTCCTGAGCAAACCACTGGTGGCTTGGGTTATGTTTATGACATGTATCGTCATGACTATAGCTCAACTAAAACCGCATCTTCTGGTGCTACCAAACTTTATGATGCAGACTTTTACGTTGTTAACTCATCGTATCAGGTCTATAAGTGCATCTATAACGGGACATCCCCTAGTGATCCTAACGGTAAGCCTTCTACTGTTGAGCCTACGGGTACTTCAACTTCTATTATTACCACTGCTGACGGTTATCGTTGGAAGTATATGTATACGATCCCTGTGGGTCAGGTGCTGAAATTCTTCTCCAACGAATACATGCCTGTGCTGAGTGACACCGCTGTGGTGTCTGACGCAATTGGTGGTGAAATCGATACTGTTATTATCGCATCATCTGGTGCTGGTTATAACAACGGCACTTATGAAAACGTGCCCATCAAAGGCGATGGCGTTGGTGGTCGTGTTTCTCTGGTTGTTGACGGTGGTCGAATTGTTTCGGCAACAGTGACTTCGGGTGGTAGCGGTTACACCTTCGGTAAGGTGGTGATCGATGAGGTCAACGGTATCGGTGCTGGCACAGGCACAGGTGGTAACGTCGAAGTGGTCGTGCCTCCTACAAAGGGTCACGGTGCTGATCCTGCTACCGAGCTTGGTGGTTTCCGAGTGATGATCAACACCAAGTTTACTTACGCTGAAGGTAGTGGTGACTTCCCAACTGACAACGACTACCGTCGTATCGGTCTGGTCATCAACCCCAACAAGTATGGCACTCAGGAGTTGACTGCTGACCTTACGTTGTCTGCAACGAAAGCAGTTATCTTCTCGCCTTCCTTTACTGGTAACTTCCAAACTGACGAAATCATTACACAGTCCCGCACAATTGGTGGTCAGCAAGTGACTGCTCGTGGTCGTGTGATTTCCTGGAATGGCACCACAAAGGTCCTTAAGTATTACCAGAATAGAATTGACGGTATTTTCCCAGAATTCACTGGTAACTTGATTGAGTTTGAAGGTGGTAACCCAGTTGTGGGTGCTACATCAGGTGCATCCGCTGACCCTGATATCAACTTCCCCATTGTTTCTGGTGCGTCAACTCGTGTCATTAACAATACTGAATATGATCTTGGTATGGCGTTTACCAACGGTTATGCAAAACCAGAGGTCCAACCTAACAGTGGAGAAGTTATCTACATAGATAACAGAGGCGCGATTACTCGCGCTGGAGACCAAATCGAAGACATCAAAATCGTAATCGAGTTCTAAGAGATGCCCCAGAATACTAACCTGAATATTGCTCCTTATTTTGACGACTTCGATAAGGACAAGAATTTCTACCGAGTGCTCTTCAGACCTGGGTATCCTATCCAGGCTCGTGAGATTACGACGCTGCAATCTATTTTGCAGAATCAGATCGAATCTATTGGTCAGCACTTCTTCAAAGAAGGTGCAATGGTCATCCCTGGTCAGGTCGGTTATGACCTAAATGTCCAGGCGATTATCCTACAACAATCTTTTCTGGGTGTCGATGTCGAAACCTACAGGACTCAACTTGAGGGGCAAATCATTGAGGGTCTGACGACTGGTATTAAGGCAAAAGTCCTTTACTCCATTCCCGCTACAGAATCTGAGCGTGGTTACGTTACTCTATACGTTAAGTATATTGAATCTGGTGATACTGTTTCAGACGCAGGTATTACTACTTTCCAGGCAAATGAGCAGTTGATCGCTGAAAACGAAATTACTTTCGGCACAACACTGATCGAAGTTGGATCACCTTTTGCTCAGTTGCTGCCTGTTGATGCGAC